ACCAGTAATACCCTGATCGCCTCCAACATCCTGGTGGGCAACTTGTTGACCAGTGGTTTGTACACAGGTATTTCTAACCTCAACCCTATACACACCCTCGATGTTGGAGCGAACTTCTATGTTACGGATACAGGTCGTATAAAATGTGAAGTTAATGCTTCAGACAATGACGATATTTATCCCGTATCATTTCTCGATACGAATACAATCAATAGTAACAATTCGCCTATTTTGTTCAATGACAATATCGGTATTAAACCGAACAAAGGTATACTTAATATAAAAGGGTACGGAGCTTCAATTGATTTAGCTGATAGAACGTATAATAGTAACGTGTGGCACCATCACGTGAACAGTTTTGGAAGTGATATTAGTCAATATTTCGTGTACTATCAACCGAACGGAAAGAGTTTTATGTCATTTGCTTCGGATGGACGAGCTGCCTTTGCGTCTATGAACAATAACCAAGAATATATACCCAGCACTCCAAGCACTATCGAATTTGGAAGTAATGTAGCGATGTACGACACGAGTCCATCTGGTTACGTACTGAAAGTAACCGGTAACATATACAGTGACAGTATATTGACTACTGGAAACTATAATAGTGGTATCGCCAATACGAACCCTATCCATACCCTGGACGTCGGGTCGAACCTCTATGTTGCTGATACCGGTTCGAACGTCCTCTTCGCCAGGGGTAACATCGCCGCTTCCTATTTTATAGGTGACGGATCGAGGTTGTCCGGTATCCAAACCTCTGCACCGACCCTCCAATCGGTTATCAATGCGGGCAACACCTTTACGGGCAATACCCTGATCGCCTCCAATATCCTGGTGGGCAACCTCTTGACCAACGGTTTGTACACGGGTATAGCCAACGTCAACCCCATTCACACCCTGGATGTAGGGTCGAACCTCTATGTTGCTGACACCCTTTCGAATGTCCTCTTCGCCAGGGGTAACATCGCCGCTTCCTATTTCTACGGGAACGCTGCCTACATGGTAGGTGCACCCGTCCCTTCCCTCCAATCCGTGATCAACCAGGGTAACGTCGTGACTGGTAACACCGTCCAGTTGTCCAATTTAGTGACCACAGGGGTTTTCACCGGGATTTCCAATTTGTTACCTATACATACCCTGGACGTCGGGTCCAACCTCTACGTTGCTGACACCCTTTCGAATGTCCTCTTCGCCAGGGGTAACATCGCCGCTTCCTACTTCTACGGGAACGCTGCCTACATGGTAGGTGCGCCCGCCTCTTCTCTTCAATCCGTGATCAACCAGGGTAATGTCGTGACAGGTAACACCGTCCAGTTGTCCAACCTGGTCACAACTGGGGTTTTCACCGGAATTTCCAATTTGTTACCTATCCATACCCTGGACGTCGGGTCTAACCTCTACGTTGCTGACACGCTTTCGAATGTCCTCTTCGCCAGGGGTAACATCGCCGCCAATTACTTCTACGGGAACGCCGCCTACATGACCGGTGTATTACAATCAGTTGCACCTGTACCAAGCAATATCAACAGGTACTACCCAGTTCTTTCTTCGGTAACTAACGGCACACCTTCATTGTACACTGCAGATCCTAACGTGTACTACCAAGGATCAAACCTGTATATTTCAGGGACTATAAAGGTTCTGAACACGTCCAAGTCGCTCATAGAGAGTAATATAGGCCTTGGTATGAACCAGAGGTACGGTATAGGAGCCGATACAAACTTACAGAAATTGACACTGTTTACTCCGGATACGGAAGGGTATATAAGTTTTGGTCAAGCTAAATCTGATGGAACATTTACTGAACTTGCCAATGTTAACAGTTTATCAACATCAGTCAGTAACTTGGTCGTTTCGGCAACTACCGGAGCGTTTACTACACTCATAGCCAATACGATCAACGTCAACCAGTCTTCAACTTCCTACAAAACCATTAAAGTATTAACTTCAAACGGTTCGTCTCTGCGTAATATTAACTTTACCAATACGATTGAAGGAGCGCAGACGATAATTAATATTTACCCTTTGCGAACCTCGGATCTTGATATTTTTGCCACATTGTCCAATACGGTCGGGCATGTCGGAACACGCACTAGAGTCAATTTTCTTTCCAATATCATTATAAATTCGGCCAGTCATGCCATCTTAGCATGCTACACTACAGACAGTAACACGTTCGTAAGTGTTTCCGAGTACTTTTAAATTTTTATTCGTCATATCGAAACAAATCTCTTATTTCTTTCCAATTACCGACGGTCATCACATGCTGATCGTCCTTGCACCAAGGGTACACCGGGCTTCCTATGAACTGAACCGATGATATCCCGCTCGCCTCGCACTCTTTACACGTGTAATAACTGTCATCAATCATCAATCCGAGACCGAGGTTATTCGCTATAACCGACTTATCTGTCTCGTACTGAGTGAAACTGTTGGTCAAGTAACAATCCGTGAACGTTTTCGGGAAATGCTCCTCGAGCCAATCGAACGTCGCGTCTTCGGCGATAGCTTGTCGGCCCGTAATCGCATAAATCTCATGTCCCTTGTTCTGCAAAATCCTCAACGTTACCTGGGAGCCGTGGATAGGTCTCATACGTCTGAACTCTTCCGTATGGTAAAACTCGTTCACCATTCGTGCCGATTCGCGTTGGGACATCCCGAACATCGTGCTGTACACGTACGGGTACTTTTTCAGGACGGGTAATTTTAGATTTTTGGAATGGACCATGGTTTTCAGAAAGGGAGCAAGTACTTCGTCAATGTCTACACCTATACGCATTTGTATTTTTATTGATTGTATATAGTATCATTCTTTTATGTTATGTTACCAATTCGCTACGCACCTTATTCGTTGACCGATAAGAACCGAAAACGACAATTGAAGTTACTCAAAAAATCAAGGGACCTTTACAAGAAACATCAGTACTTCACCCGACCCAAAATCAGTTCGTACCCGACCAAAGTATCAAGGCACATACTTAAAGCGCGTAAAGTGTACGGTATAAATAAAGTAGTACCAAGCCGCGAACTCGCACGCAAAACAGGTTGTACCGTCTCGGCTTTGCGTCAAATTGTGCGTAAAGGTGAAGGGGCCTATTACTCTTCCGGCTCACGACCTAGTCAGACCCCCCAATCATGGGGTCTGGCCCGCTTAGCCAGTGCGATCACCGGCGGTAAAGCTTCCGTGGTCAACCGGAAGATTTTGGAAAAGGGGTGTACTCGTTTACGTACCCGAGTTTAAGACCACGAGTATACTTGGGTAGTTCCTGACAGACTTGTTCTAACTCATCTTCTTTGAACGTCGCCAGGATACGGGTTAGTTGGACTACACGTAATTTTGTATCATTATCCAGCCACCAGGGGAACTCGACTTGTTTATTCTCTACAGGGAAATTCAAGTCGTCACGGACAAAGAACCAGCTGCCAGTCGTGCACACGAACGTGTACCCTTCCACTTGTTTGTCTTGTAACCAGCTTGGAATCGATTTGTCAACTCTCAAAATGACTACTTTAGCTCTGTACCAGTTTTCAAATTCGTCAGGACAAAAAACGTCCATATAGTTTTCCGGAGCGGTCAAGTACCTGTACCCACACTCTTTCACGAGCCTCAATGTATTATGGTACGAGCCAGTTTCATGACACGTCCCGTTTTTTTCCAGACCTAATTTTTTTAAAATGTATTCAAGTACGCCGTCTTCGCCATTGTGGGAGTATACATTGCGTCTATATTTCAATATATCCATTTTGTTTGTGAGATGTTTAAAATGTACTTGAGTTTATTACAAGCATTATTTTTATTCGCTTATACTAGAAATGGTTTTCGGTGTAATGACCCAAGCAAACGGTTTTGAAACTGGATGGAATATCAATAACTTAAGATGGACCGGGGACTATATAATAGTAGGAACTGATTTCATAGGTGATATCGATATAAACAACAATGGATCGAATATACATTTTCTACAGTCTCTATCTCCGAGTAATCCAATAAACTCAAATATATGCACTATACGATTAGCTAGTAATTATGTATTAAGTTCAAATATAGGTCTACCGATAAAGGTTCCTATACCCGGTAGTGTATCAACAAATGGCAGTGTAACTGGTTTTAGTTTTGAACCTACGGGTAATTTTTTATATTTTGGTAAACCTAATACAGTATGCAATGTATATACAGCAAATCCTTTCATAGTACCAAATCCTTTTCCTACTAGTTTTACTATATCTAAAACAGGTCTTACATTGGGTTTCATGTCAGTTACTAATCAAACTTGGTTTTGTACGCCTTATAAAACCCTGACAGCTACTGATAAATTTATTGGACGGTACTCTTTTACTGGACCTTATACTGTATGGGGAGGTGTTAATGTGTTAAGTCAAAATAAATACAATATAGGTGGTCATTATGGAATAAGTTCGGATCCAATAAACAAAGAGTTATTAGAATTATCAGGGTTCAATCTAACTAGTAATATCGTATTATTAAATCGATTTGTAGGTACTGAAGTTTCTAACGTTGCAGGTGGTACAGTTCTTAATAACCCTAAAAAATATTTCAGAAACATTTACCCGTTGTTCCCTGCTAACATGAAACCCACTGAAATTTACGGAATTGTAGTAGACCGCGAAAAAGGTCAGTACCTCTTTGTAAACGCACTTATCAATTCAAACTGGACAATTTGTAAGTTTCAGTTACGAGCTACTTGAGACGGAGCATATATATCGTACGGTCCGTCAATTCAGTTATTTGATCGAGAATGTTCGCAAGGTACGAGTCGCGAGTGCCTTTACGGACTTTCATAACCACTTTTAGGAGTGCTAAAAGGAACGTCGTGGCTTTACGCGGATCCTGAGTTACCGGGTAAGTTTCATAGCCGTTAATTGTACCATACTTGCCCTGGTAGGCCTCGGCGTACTCATCCAAGAGTTCGCTGATACCTTCATAGAACTTTTGAAGTGCCTTGTGTTGTGAATACGAAGTTGTACGTAGATGGAACACATGGGCTTGGGTCCGAGCGTGCATTAAAACAGAGACAAGTTTAGACATTATAATATACCATGTCCCTAGATTTTTTACAAGCGTGCAATCTGATAAAAAAAGAAATCGTGCCTTACCAGACTGAATTCAAGAAAATCAGATTAGGCGAAGCTTCTGATGGTTCATATGTTATAGTCGATACCGAAACTGGATACGACGCCCTGTACAGCTACGGGAGTGATGACAATATCAAATTTGAGCGCTGTTTTTACGAAAAGTACGAGAAACCATGCTACGTGTACGATCACACAATTGAAGGTATAACCAACAAACCAGACTATATCCATTTTTTCAAGGAGGGTGTAGGACCTCTAAAAATGGACCAATTAGATACGATTGATGCTCACATTGAAAAAAACAGTCATTCGGATAACCGTAACCTGTTTGCGCAAATTGATATCGAAGGTTCGGAATGGGTCATTTTTCACCAAAGTAAGTACTTTACTAATTTCAAACAGATTGTTATAGAGTTACACATACCGGCAAATCTTCAACATTTTGCATTTATCATGGAAACATTGAAGTTACTCAATGAACACTATGTATGTGTTCATGTACACGGCAACAATTCACTGATGCGACCTTGGCTTGATCATAATTTACCATGTATTATCGAAGTTACCTATATACGCAAAGACGTTCTGAAATCTTCTGTGAACCTCGAAGTAGATCGTGATCATTCATTGAACACGCCGAACGATCCAGCACGTCCTGATATGCCGATAACTTGGTATTAAAATATAATAGACTGTATTATTAAACGATGTTGAATATTATCGAGTTTATAAAGGTCTACTATAACACGTTACGAATTCTTATATTCATGACCCACTGGATGGTTTGGAAATTGCATCGCATCCACAAGAAATTCACCGAATTACAATCCGTACATTAAACTTCTTTTCAATGAGTTTCTTGGCGCAGTCGAGGCAGGGTTTGCTCCATAGGAGCCACCTGGACCAGAACCCAGCTGTTGCAATCCCCGATTTACCCCAGTTCTCACGCAGTCTATGTCGGAACAAGTACCGACGCATGCGAGCTGGATCTTTGTGGATCGTGTAGTCCGAGTACCCTTTTTGACCGAAATCGACAGTTTTGCCGTCTGGTAACTCGGCTCGAAACTTTTTGTCTTTGGTTGGACTTTTAGTGATGAGTATGTACGGGTGAAGCATTATTGTAGTTAATTTTAAGTGCGATAAAAATAAGGAGGGCGATAATAAGAACATTAAAAATAATGTTGCATAGTACAACAGGGTAGACCTTTTTCTTTATCTTCTCGTTGTCCATTAGCATATCGATAGCCTGACTTGTAAGATCCATGGATAAGTATATTAAAGTAGTATCTAAAACTCCGACAGAAAAAAATAGTATTATTGGTCGTGCAGATATTATTCGACACGTAAGAAACAGTATCGTCGCTGAAAAAACGTCTTTAATTATGTTGTACGGAAAACAGGGAGTTGGTAAAACCACTGTCGTGCATGAAAGCCTCAAAGGACTTAACTATGTGTACTTTGATCTCAAGAGTGATAACGATATACACGAGAACAGTAATTACCATGTTATCGTAGAAGAAACCAATGGTAACTTGATTGATTACTTACAAGCCAAAGGTCGGATGTCTAGAGGTACGACCGTTCTTGTTCTGAACCAGCCGGTCGAACTAGCCTGTGAGACTATCGAGGTACCGGCCCTTACGGTTGAACAACTCGAACAGATCCACCCCTGTAACCAATCAGCGGTCATGTCCAACGGTAATATCCACAATTTCAAGTTTTATTGTCAGTTTAGTGACGTCAAAGACGAGTTTTTCGGTTCAGGTGACTTTGTCACTGATCTCTTATGCAATTCAAAGATGAAAAGCTCGTCCGAGTACTTCAAAAGATCGTTTGATGATCGAGGGTACATGTGGTGTATCGTACATGAAAACTACCTTGATTATGCTGAGGTGGATATCGAACAAGTATCAGATTTGATGACGTTAGCTGATGTCGTTGACACACGGTTGTACCAAGGTGACTACGAGATGTTTCCTTTATTCAACATGACGGCTATTATTATGCCGGCTGTATACATCAAAGGCAACTTGAAAAAGAACAAACTTCGACCAGGGAGTTGCTGGACCAAGTTTAATAATTTCAAGATGCGTGAAGGGAAACTCAAAAGTATCAAACACAAATTGAGCAGTCTCGACAATATCGAACTTATACGCAAGTACTGTACTTTTGATAAAACAAAAGCTTTGGAGTACCTCAGCGCATACAAGTTAACATCAAACGATCTAGACGTCATGAACCATCTCGGTATCCAAAACAAGTTGAAACCCAATGTCATGCAGTACTTCAAGAAGATTTTGAAGTCTTACTCATCTTAACTCTTCTAAAAAAGAGGTACAGTACACATAGGACTAACAGTCCTAAAGCCATCATATTACCCAGTTCCATGGGTTTATTTGAAGGAATAGTCAAACGCTCTATTCGTTCATGATCAATAACTGGCAAACCCATTATTAACAGTTCTATAGATTTTTGTAGTGAATGGTTCACTGCGACCAACTATGTTGACACTCTGATTATCGTACATCTCATTGCAGCCTATATCTTCCGTACAGTCCCTGTCTTCGTATGTCACGGGTAAAGGGTAAATTTGTTGACCAGGTGTGGTCGTGTAGTAGTTCCATCGACTGTTGTATGCATAACTGGGTTTGCCGTACAAAGGCAACGTTTCGTTCGTACCTAACAGTATACCTACTTGCTGGTACTCCATGGGTTTATAGTTCTTGTATGGAGGTGGACGAGCTTCGGGTAAACTTGGTTTCTCATTCACGTATACGACCCTGGTTTTTTCGATAACTGGTAAGGGTATAGCCTGTGTTTGTGGTACAGTTATAATCAAGTACGCACCAAAAATTGCAACTAAAAGTACGCATATGAAAAACCAAATGTTTATTTTTTTCATGGTACTATATAATATAATGAACGGAAATAAAGTAAGTGCTCCTGTACCAAACGTAACTAAAGTACCAAACGTAACTAAAGTACCAAACGTAACTAAAGTACCAAACGTAACTAAAGTACCAAACGTAACTAAAGTACCAAACGTAACTAAAGTACCAAACGTAGTGACCTCTAAAAGTAACGATAATACCATGATGTACATAGGTATAGGAGTTTTATTAGTTGTCATTATTGTCATTATTGTAATTTTTGTATACATGAACAACACAAGTAAAAACAGTGATACCACTGTATCTGCACAGGGTTCAACAAATGTCCTCACTGAACTGTCTATTGATAGTGACGATTTTACTTTACAAAATAATAAAGAAACGGGAAATGTTGAAATTGTAAATAAAAAAGACAATAAAATCACATGGACAAGTAATTCACCAGGTGGTGACTCGGTCGCGTGGATAATTGACAAAGATGGTATATTTAGAGTGTATCATTTAAACAAAACAAATAATACATGGAAATCTGTAAAAGCGGCTGTCGTATCAGATAAAACATTGACAAGCGAAACAAACGGACCTTATTCGTACGAATTTACCAACAAAGGTATTTTATCAACATACAACAAGGACAAAAAACTTATATGGGATACCAAGTCTGGTCAATTGGAAGATGACACAAATAAAACATATAGTGCAGGCAATACTACTATAACCACACTTGTAAAAAACAGTAATGCTAGCAATGCAAATATAACTCTCAGTACTTAATACTATACAATGTCACTGTGTCATTATAAAAATATATTTGGAAAAGTTGGTGAAGGACCGCACAAGTATCGACTTTTTGGGTTTGCAATTGTTGATACAGTCGCGACTTTAGTGCTCGCGTATATTATTGCTCGATATACAAAACAAGATATTTTTCCTATTTTTATAGAGTTAGTACTGTTCAGTATACTTGTACACCGAGCATTCTGCGTCGAAAGTACTTTAACAAAACTCGCACTAGGTACTCAGAAATGAAGTGTACCGTATTTGTACCCATGATAACCATAAACGATCGAAAATACATATATGTCGACTTGTCACCTGAAGATATAGTCAAGTGTACAAAAAATAAAGTCGATATCGATCCATTAATAGGTTCAGTTCTCAAAGTCAAAGTACCTTTTCGATACAATCGTGTAATGTGTAAAGTGAACGGTCTCAAGACTATACAGGAACTCAGGAAAGGAGATGCGGTAGATATACGTATCGAGTACACCGGGACCTGGAAAACACCAGAAGGGGATACTGGATCAACATGGAACCTTCTCGAAATTTTTACTTGATATATAGTATAAAAAATGAAAATCAAAATAAGCAGCGTTGTTCTTTATTCTATTATACTAATATTAGTATACATCTTGTTCAATAGACAATCATCAGGATACAATCGATTTTTTAAACCTGATATGATAGCAAGACTGGGAACTAGTACTCGAGCAGTCACTCGACCCAGTGAACCAACATCTCGACCTAACGTGGGAAGAGGAACTAATAATAGATATTTTCGCGGTGGTTTACTTAGTCTATAAACTCTTTCCACCAAGGGTCTTTTTCAATGTACTTTTCAATTTCTTGTTCGACAGTGTCAGTGTACTTACAACCGTACAATAGTTTGTTGCGATAACAGCGTATAAGCATCACGTTATTTGTTTTCTCTGTGAACACCTCAAGTAATCGATACACTTCAGGGATTGGTATTCTCGGTTGCATCAATTATTTTATATAATTAATTGTTTTATAATTTTAAATGGGTCATTTCAAATTTTTTACTTGACATAGTATAAAATCAAAATTAAACTCAGTAACCTTGTTATATATTCAATTATTATAGTGTTAGTGTACATATTATTCAACAGGCAATCATCAGGATACCCTAAATCTAAATCAAAAAATACAGTTGTAAGAACGGGGAGATCTCTTTTTGGTTAATCGTTCACTTCAGTATTTTCTATAATAGTTTTATTATTTATATCGAGTTCGTCTATGCCCATACTTTTGAGCTGTTTAAACACTTGGAGTGACCCTTCCAGTTTCAAGAGCTCTTTGCTAAACTTATCCATCGTTTCCAAAATCTGTTGAATGTTTTCGTCGATATTGAGTTTCATTTATTAACGAATTAAAGTTGAGTAGCTTTAAATTACTAAAGATGCTCACCAGAAGTGGGTACGTCATCCCCTTGACCAAAAAGGATCAGGTCAAGTCCGATTTGACGGTACGACCTTTGGCAGCTGAAGGGTACCCCCAACCACCTTCGTTTCAAGTTTATAGAATAGGTAAAAGTCTCTGTGTCCCAAGGTTTTACGGTGTGCATAAGTTTGGCGAACCGAGTGAAGATACGCGTCCCGAACCTTCCAAAGCGTTTATACAATTTGCCGGTAAACTCAAAGATGAGACCTGTCAGAACGAAGCCCTGGCCAAAGCTTTAGAAGCAGGTCACGGTGTTTTGTCCTTACCGTGCGGCTACGGCAAAACGACGGTTGCGTTAGCTCTTTCGGCCAAACTGGGGTACCGCACGATGATTATTGTCCACAAAGAGTTCCTGGCGCATCAGTGGCGCGAACGTATCCAGCAGTTCTGCCCTGGTTCGACCATTGGTCTTATTCAGAGGGACACGCTTGATATTCAACACGATTTCGTGATTGCAATGTTACAATCGTTGACCCTGAAAGAGTACAAGTTTGATGCGTTCGAGAGTTTCGGTACCGTCATTGTGGATGAGGCGCATCATATATGCGCTCAAGTGTTCTCGCAGGCTCTTTTCAAGATTTGTCCTCGGCACCTGTACGGTCTTTCGGCTACTCCTGATCGCAAAGACGGTCTTACAAAGGTGTTGAACTGGTTCATGGGACCCACATTTTTCAGTGTCGCTCGTAAAGACCAGACCCAAGTCGAGGTTTTCACTATCGAGTTTGATTATTCTGCTCCTTTGCCAGTGAACCGGTGCGGAAAAGTGTCCTTGGTCAATATGATTACCGAACTGGTCGAGAATGATGATAGAAACAAGTTACTGGTAAAAACTATCAAAAAAATTGGTAAAAATCGAAAGGTACTGGTACTGAGTGATCGTCGAAATCATTGTGAGGTACTACACAGTCATTTCAAGGACCTAGGAGGGTTGTACATGGGCGGGATGTCAAGGGACGCACTGGAAGAAACCAGTAAGAAACAAATCATCTTCGGGACGTTCAGTCAGGCCCATGAAGGTCTGGACATTCCGACTTTAGACACGGTGATACTAGCCACACCTAAATCCGATATCCAACAGTCCATTGGAAGAATTTTACGCGAGACACCGGGTAAACAGAACAATCCACACATCTACGATATCAAGGACAACTGGAACTATATCTTGACCTCGATGTACAAGAAACGACTGGGAGTGTACCGATCAGGTCAGTTTACGATACACGGGTACGAAGAAGAAGTACCATCAGTGATACCCAAAGGTGTTATGTTGTTCAAAGTATAGGTAAAAAAGTAACTCGAGTAGGTGTTGACCATTCTTTTGATATTTGTCGAGTTATTACAACAACCAAAACAATTGATACACATACTAAAAATAACATCGTAGATACCCCTTTATAATCTCGATTTTCTTTTTTTCGTATCTCGGTTATACTCAAATATGTAAATATCGCTATGAAAATCAAAAGAATTACAATACCATATATACCATTTAAAACTGGAAAATAAATTCCCATTTGTAATATAAATGGGATTTTATTTAGGAAGTTTCCTAGCTTCTGTTTTTATAGGAGCTTTTTTACTGGTTATGGGATACTTATTAGATTGGATAAACCGTAAACACCCTATTGAAGTGTCTGCCGAATACGAACCAGCGTTGTGTATGATGATAAAAACATCTAATGCAAGTCAACCTTATAGAGGAAGAGGATGCACAACAAAAGTAAAATATACAGTGAACGGTGTACAGTATAGTCCTACTATACAAGTATCAACAGAAGGAATGTTAAAACAAACTGTATGGTACAATCCTGATAATCCAAATGATTGTATAAGTAAACAATCAAAAATTACAGTGTATGTACTTTATGGTTTTGGTATTCTTTTTTTAGTATTATCTCCTGTTATAGGGTTCTTATCAAAACCGGTTGAAACTACTACAGTTAAGTAATAATTGCATGTCTTTTTGTATTACCAAACGTGGTGTACTCACCATGTGTAAAATAATAAAAGTCGTCTGGTATACTCATAAGTATCATAATAAGTAATACACACGAACACGATATCAAAGATACTAAAGCTACACTTGTTCCAGTTTTCTGACTTTCTTTATTTGGTATGTACACTTTTATACTGAAACATAGTAAACATAATATACACACCAGCAAAAATACACTTAGTCTTATATCAGCGATTAATCCTAATCCCATTTTGTACTACTATTATGTTATAAATTAAAATGGTTGTTCAGGCGGCTTTATAACGTACCCAAGTTTTTCCGCAACCAAACTCACTATAAAACTATCATCCGAATTCCATTGTTGGTACTCCTCTGTTGTTAATGTGATATAATCTGTTTTTACAATTTTGCCCGTATTGTCATACGAATCGACTATAAAAGTAGCGTCCACGAACATGTTTAGTCTCAGTAGCTTCACATCAAATCCTACTATACTTCGCCAAACACCTATTTGTTCAATATTGTTCATTTATTATTACATTCTTTTATTTTTTCATCATATCGGACATTGAAATTACAATAACAGCAGTAATAAATACAACAGCGACATAATAACATTCGGTTTCTATTTCAGGTTCATCAGGTTTTGGTTTTTCTACTACGTTACTTGGTTTTTGTATAGGCATAGGAGGAGGTCTCTTGATTATTTCATCGATAGGGGCGTACGATATCATTACTACTATGTATTATCACTATTTTTTTTGTTTACAACGTAACCTCATTCATTTTTTTCTTACTTTTTCGGGTCTTTGATATTTTAACCTCACGAACTTCACCGCCAGTCGACTCTCCTGAGATTGAAACAATATCGGAAACGCTCTCGTTATCTTCTTCCTCTTCAATAACTTCAGTGACCCGAGTGTTCATGGGCATCATTGGAGGCATCATAATCCCTCCCATGAGACTGCTTATGTCTAATCCAGGTCCTTTCATCTCTCTGCGTCCTGTTCTACTATCAATTGGACTAGCTGGACGTTCAGTGGGATCCTGAGGAACTCCACCAGTTGCACGTTGCTGTGTATTCTTCACGGCATTCATCATATTCTTGACCAGGTCGGGGTTCTGTTTGAGTACATCATTCATATTAGGCATGGCCGTCTTGAACATACTATTGGTCAAGTGGAACATCATGGCACTGCCTCCCAACATCATAATGAGTTTGATTTCGGGAGCGACTGCCACCTTGTTTCGGTACTTGACATACAGTTCCTCAAATACGCCGTCGTAATCGTCGACGTTTTCCATGACACTCTCTGACCAGCCTTCCAATTGGACATCGAATGGATTGTACCTTTTATTCAAAAATTCTACACCAGTGACACATGCTATCAGCATACGCCTTGAAAATTTGATAGATTGTTCAGTCTCTATACCGTACATGATCCTCTTAAGTTCAGTACGTAACTCAGTGATTGAAGAGTAGGCATTCAAACGTTTGTTCACATTGAACCCTTTCTTTTCCAGTCGAGACAACTTGTTAAGAATATCGGCTTTTTCCTCTTCTATACTCGTGTACCCTTCACCAGGCTGTTCTTCAGGCGATCCACCTCCGTAGTCCTCCATAACTTCAGGACCATCATCCATCATATCATCCTCTTCATCTTGAGGAAAAGAAGGCTGTGGTTCCATACGATTTTGAGTTTTATTCGGGTTGGTGAAAGCGTTCAATTCAGGCTGGACAAAAGAAGGTTGTACAACCGCAGGTCGTCGTTGAGGCGCAAATGGTTTTTTAGGAACAGGTGGTTTACGAGTAACTTGTATTTCATCAAGCATAGCTTGTTCATCAGTATCAAGTTTTAATACATTTGCAGGAGCCGAACGTTGGATAATTATATTGTCGTCCATATTAGTCACTACTTGGAAAGTAATAAAAAGTCTTTAACGCAGTATAAAATAATATTACCCTTACAATAAAAGATGAAAATTTCAGTCAATAAACTTATTTTGTACGTCATTATAGCTGTTCTATTATATTATGTACTTGCCGGTAAAAAGAGTGGATATATTACAGGTCGTGATCTCATGACCACCGAAGATCCGGCCAGTGCAGGAAGTATTTTCAATCTCTCATGTTCACCCGAATGTGTCCCAGGTGAAAAAGACGGTGATTACTACACTAAGGATCTATCACCTTGCGGAATGTGCGGATCTCAGAAGTTTGTAAAGAGTAACTTCAACTACAAAATTACTGGAGGGTTTGGGGATGATATTTAATGTTACAATAGATTAATGAGTACTTACATCATACATACCGACTCTCTTTCTTCTAATTCATGGGTCCAAGGATCCCAAAACTATTACACTTCTTATCTTCGAAGACCTATTCGAGACGTCACCAAAATTGATATTGTCAGTCTAAGTGTCGACGTGTCACAGGCGACCACCAACGTTGTTTATTTGTACGTAGATCAATTTGTAAGTACATATAATCAGCTTGCTTTATTAAATGATGGGTCGTCCGAACCATCTACCAAGAGTAAACTCTCTGGATCACTCGCTCGAATAAATGTACCTTCGGCCACGACACGGTTACTGTTCCCAAACAACAACGATTTTCAATTAGAAACCGAGTTTCGAACGCCTATTAATTCCATAGACCGTATCACTACTCAGTTGTTTGATCAGAACGGAAACAGACTTTCTACAACTTCGAACGTATTTGTCACGTACCGCCTCCAAACTATATCCGCTGATTATCAAAGTTCGCCATTTTAAGGAAAAATAAAAAATATGTATACACTATATTAAATGTCTGGAGGCGTTGCACAACTCGTTGCTATCGGAGCACAAGATGCTCATTTAGTCGGAAACCCCGAAGTTTCATTTTTTAGATCGCAGTACAAGCGTCACACCAACTTTTCTAGTGTCGTCGAACGACAGGTCATTCAGGGTAACCCTGGACCTAGTGGTCTCTCCACAGTTCGGTTCGAACGTAAAGGTGATCTACTCAGTTACCTGTACTTGACCAAGAAGGACAATACCGGAAAGATTGTCAATATCGGTGTAGGTGACGTTGATAAAATTGAATTGCTTATCGGTGGACAGGTGATTGATACGATCGACTCGGATTTCAGTGCGAATATCGCTTCGACCCTGTGTGCTTCATCTTTCGCTCGATCACAAATGTACAATACTGATGGAACATCCAGGCCTACCTTTTACCCTTTACTGTTTTGGTTCTGTGAACACTACCAGGCGGCCTTGCCCCTCGTGTGTCTCCAGTACCACGACGTTGAAGTCCGTATCACCTGGACCGCCAGTGTATCTAGTACCAATTCCTACGAAATGTGGGCTAAATTTATTTATCTCGATACACAGGAGCGCGAAGACCTTGTCAAGACCCCGCAAATGATGCTCATCTACCAGAACCAGAAAGCGATCCAATCCGGAACCAAGACCCAGGAGCTCAACTTTAATCATCCCATCAAATTTTTGGCCTCTACTTCCAACTTGTTTGACAGTAATACCGTTTCAACCAGTATTCGTCTCCAGATTAACGGTGTTGATATTGGAGACTCCAAGCCTATGGACCCTCATTTCACCCGAGCACCTTACTACTACCACACTGACAGTGATTATGCCGAGTACCCCGAAAAATCAGCTTCTCAAGACCAGTTCCTGTTCCCCTTTTGCTTGAACACCAATAAATTACAGCCTACCGGATCCCTCAACTTCAGTCGTCTCGACAGCGTCCGTCTCATCACCGACAGCGCTAACGGGTTCAACCGTACTGCAGTCTACGGCGTCAACTACAACATCCTCAAGATCCAGAACGGCATGGGCGGACTTTTATACGCCAACTAAATTCGCTACTAATAACAAAAAACGATGGACAACTTACTCATTATGGTTTTATTGATTGCCTTTATATTCGTTCTCACCTACGATCCCCGATCAAGAACACTTGATCGTTTTATTAGCCCGGCCACGGGTGATGACGCGTGCCGCTACCAATCTGTTCAGTTTGGTCGCCTCGCGGAATCATGTGTCATGGAAAAACCCCAAACGGACCATCTCGGTGCGGTAATCAGACGTTAAAATTATATAGGAAATCTTATATATGTTGCCTCTGAACCGTGAAACCTTATTAATGGTGGTCGCCGTGGTATGTGTCGCTATCTCGCTCTATCTATACAAAGAACTCAACAAGGCGAAGGCAGAGTTAGTTTTACTCAACTCTGCTTCGCTACCCAACAAACCAGTGTCGCCAGCACTTGTTAATGATGTGAATAAACGAAAACCTATTCTGGTTAAAAAGTCTGTGACTGTCAAGGAACCACCTGCCGAGGAGGAGGCAGTTGAGGCAGAATTAACCGAATAAATCTATATTTCGATAGTAGAATGTCGATCCGAGAGGAAAGACACAAAACTATTACCGTTCTCGTATCGTTCATTGATGACAAGCCCAGATTCCTAACTGTGCGAGATAGAAGACATAAGGATTGGATATTCATAACGGGAGGCTGTCGTAAAAGAGAGACCTCTAATCCGTTACGCTGCGCGCTTCGTGAACTCGAAGAAGAAACACGCGGTGTTATCCTGCTAAAGGAAGGATCCTATTCCCATTTTTCTTTTGTCCATAATACCAGGACACCGGAAGAAGAGGAACAGGATCGAAAAGATGACCTTGACGTCATCGTCGTATACAATGTATACGTGATCGAATATAATGTTTCAAGAGATATCCAAACGTCCATCATAGAAGAATTTAATAGGAGGCGTGGTCAAGTCGAACAACGCAAGAAAATGAAGCTGCATATACGAAGATCCTACGACGAGAATGATATGCTGAGTTTTGATACCATAGATGAGTTCAAGACGAAACAACAATGGAGTGTCATCAAGGAGTTTGTGGTCGATAACCCCGAATTCTACGAAACGTTGAAAAAGCCTAAAAGACCTTTCAACCTGTAATAAAAAATTAGATTACTTAGTTACTAGTAACATGTTCAAACAGTTCACTAGAAAACCAGGTGAGGAAATAACCCACGTCCTTATGGACGGAGGGATACTTTCGGTCCCGTTTGACAAAATGGAAGAGTTTTATAGTATCTATATTCATTCTGTCAAAAACAACCAAAAAGTATACGTGGTAGAGCAAAAAACCAAACTGTACAATTTTTTCGTCGATGTGGATTATATCGTAGACGAAGCACTGACCAGTGACAACATCGTGTCGATAGCCAGTGCCATAGGTGACAAAGTGTCCGTGTTTTCACCAGGTACTCCTGCTCTCGTATCAGTATCAGAACCCAAGAACAAGAACGGGAAAATCAAGACGGGAATACATATAAACTGGCCCGGTTTGGTGGTCGATCAGACGAATGCTATGGCTCTTATGGAGCATATCATACAGCACCTCAGTAGTGTTGATCCGTCCAAGGAATGGACCAAGTATATTGACCAGTCCGTGTACAAGGGCAGTGGGTTCAGGTTGCCATGGTCACACAAAAAAGCCAAGCACGAACAGTGTGACGGCAAAGGGTGCAGCGAGTGTCAAAAAGGTAAAATCACCGAAGGTGTGTACTTGCCCATCCTGTTCAATTCCGAGTGTATCACCCAGGACATAACACTCGAAAAACTCCAGTGGGCTACTGTACGTTCACAGGCCAAGCAGTGCTCAGTATACATTCCACCCACCTCAACAGACTTTGTTGGTACCTCAATCAAAACAACTCATATCGATATCTTACAAGAGTTTATCCAGAAGAACATCGAGGGTCAGTCAAAAGCCAAAGTGCTCAAAGTTACCAAAGGTAAAAAGTCAATGTACAGTTATGCGGTCTCGACTGATACCAGGTACTGTGCCAACAAGAAGGCCCAGCACAATTCCAATCATGTATGGTTTGAAGTGAACAGCAAAGAACGAACCATATGCCAGAGGTGTCATGATGACCAGTGTGAGAAATACACAGGTCGTAAGCACCGTGTTCCGGATAAAATATGTGAAATTATGTTCGGCACTACAGGTAATAAGAACATACTTGACAATGTTTATCTTCACACTGTGCCTCATAGCCGTCCTCCTCGTGCTCTTTGTAGTCTATTTACCAGCTGAGAGTATCCCGAATGATATCGTCCGAAGTGCTCAACTCAAATTCAAAAAGTATTCTGGTGTCCATCCGGATCTTTATTTACAATACGTCAACAACTTGCAGTTGTGTGACAACACATTAGAAAACCCCGAAATGGCCAGTTACCATTTATACAACGCTATCGAAAATATGAGAGATCTCGCTTTATATATCCCCCAGTACGATCTTGATGAAGATATACAAAGTGTAGCCGAACAAATTGAGACCATCATCCTCAAAGAAGCGTTAAGAACGAAAAAGAATTTTATACCAGTATACTTAAGTAGTAATGAATACTGAAGTAACAACTACACGATACGGCCGTCAAGTCAAAAAACCAGTCCGATACGAACCAGTCGAAGTATGTACTGACGATTATACCGATGATGACTACACAGGTGACGAAGAAGAAATCGAATCTGAAACGGACGAGGAAAGTGATACCGATTCAGACGCCGATGAACATGGAAACCTTAGTAACTTTGTAACGTACAATGATGAAGAAGATGAGTAAAATGTGTATTAAAAAAGAATTGACTTACCTTAATAACAATGGAAGAACCATATGATGATGAAACACAATCCTTTATACAAGAGCCACCTCGCGAACGCGAACCTGAATATATATACTATAACAACACACCGCAAGTCAGTAATCCACAACCAATTGATTTATTTGGAAATTTAGACAGAACGGCATATATACTTATCTTTGTAACCTTCATTCTTGGATTTTTTATGGGTAAAACAATGCAACCGGTTATAATTAGGCAGTGATATAATCCAGTACTTTTAGATCAGTATCAGTTTTATCTACCCAATCGTCGATGTTATAGGCAACAATATGTTTTTCAATCTCGTAATCAACGGTATCGAAATTCGTAAAATCACCTGTATCACCTTCTTTACTTATACCTTGTTCAGCTCTGTTAGACGCAGCTGCATTATCGTCTGATAATAATGATGTAAAAACTTGTGAAGCTTTTATACTCGACGTACTTTCTTCCTTTTTAGAAGGTTCTTGTTTAAAAGGTGTATATTTGAATATTACAAGTGCTACTAAAACCAACGTGATAATATTTAATATAATAGATATCGTCCCCATTGAGTTTACTCGAGAGTTTTTTCTCGCTGTTTTTGTCGTTCTTCAATTTCAGCCTTCACCTGCTCATCCGCTAATTTCACGAGTTCCTCTATAGGTGCATCAGGTCTTTCTTGTTTCAGTTTTTCGAGTATATCAGCTGGATGACTTATAGGAGGTTCATCAGGTTTCGTGTAGTACTTGGAATTTTCATCACCTGGTTTTAAGAACCCTAAACCGTCAATTGGTTTTTCAGCCATACCTTTCTTACGCTCTTCAAACATCTTGGCGGCCATCGCTTGATTAGTTCTATATGAAGTCATAAGCTCTTCCAATTTCTCTTCATTGTAATGAACATCCTCAATATGATCGCGGTCAGGTGGGATCAGTAGCCACTTGTACATATCGACTACATAAATATCAAATGTAGCATCTTCCTTTTGTAAACGTTTGGCATGACTAGAAGCTTCGTCTCGTGTTCCGAAACACCCACGGATCTTTAGTCCAAACTTGTCGTTTTTTTGAGGACAGTCTGGTCCAACGAGGGAAATGCAAGCGAATATTTGACCGGGTACAGTAATGTAATCTTGCTCAAGGGAAGCCATATAAAGTTAATACTCTATTAACCTTTAATATGCTTTCTCTGCGTAAGTTTCATAATGATGTCAAACGATCTATTATCTTAGATTATACACGGGCAGGTGACACTGTACTCGACGTAGGATGCGGAGCCGGAGGAGACTTACAGAAATGGAAACAGGCCCAGGTAAAAGTTGATATGTGTGACCCTAGTATGTCGAGTTTACAAGAGGCACAAAGACGTTCGGATACACTAGCGTTCCCGTGTCGGTTCGAACACGGTGACGTAACAACGTGCTATAACAAAAATAGAGAGTACTACGATGTCATCTGCTACAATTTTTCATTGCACTATATATTCGAAACAAGTACTTTGTTTTACAACAGTATAAAATCCATAAAACAAAAACTAAAACCAGGTGGTAAACTCATCGGGATCATACCCGACTCGGATCGTATTCTTGTATATACGCCATGGCAAGATACGGATGGAAGTTTTATAACACGTAAAAGTACTACCTCAGGATACGGAAATTTTGGTGAAAAGATATATGTTCATCTCGCCAATACGCCTTTTTATCATGACGGTCCTAAGCCAGAACCTATAGGGTACAAGGACACCTTGGTACAAGGACTTACCGACCTCGGATTTACACTTGAAAAATGGGAACCAGTTTCTCAATTCTACAGTCAGTTTATTTTTGTATTGACATAATAGTATGATCATCAAATTATTTTTATTTTTGGTACTTTTGGTGATTGCTGCCCTTATTGTACTATACACAAAGGAACCACCGGAACTTACCGAAGTGAAACGCAGGTACGCTATACTTATTGAAAATTGTCCCGAAGAATTCAAAATTCTCAGGAAACCTATCATTATAACTGCATTTCGAAAAAGGTTTGGTGAAATTGGATACAATGTAAATAAAGGATGCGAAATTGGTCTATGTATAGACGGTAATCCTAACGAAATTTTTCACGTGCTTATACATGAACTCGCTCATTCAACCGTGAAAGTGTACTCACACGACTCCGAGTTTTGGGAAAACTTTGAAAAATTGAAACAAGTATGCATTGATCTAGGTATATACGAAACTATCCCAGAAAAAACACCGTTCTGTGGTAAAACCGTGCACGATTAAGATTAATTTTCTGTACTTATACTAATGGCAGCATTCAATGATATTTTACAATCACTCTTCATATGGGCTATAATTTTTCTTATGCCTCTTCTCACATTGTTCTTAAAAAACCCAGCTTGGGCCAAAGTGTTCTGTTACATATTCTTGTATCCACTTGTTATCATGTACGCGTCACAACAATCACACTTTCACTTGAACCCTCCACTCGTTTTCACTGCTAGTTTGCTATCTATGGGTGTAGCAGCTTTGATGCTTATGAACCCTACTATCAGAGCACGTGTATCAGATCCATCTGATAGTAGAGTAACCGGACCTGCTTACTTTGCAGGTGTTACAGGTATATTTTTATTCATTATATTTCTGAGTGGAGTTATACCTTCTAGTCCTTTAAAGTTTTACCCAGGTGACGTGGTAAAGTCTAATAATCTAGGAGGAGTAAGAATGAACAATTATGGTGGTATGAATAAATTATATTAGTTCTACTGAGGTTTAGGCATCGCGAACTTTTTCATTATATAGTAAGCAATTGCGGCTATGATACCAGTGACGATAATACCCATAGTAGTTCGGGCACCTCCTTCGTCAAATGCACTTGGGACTATACTTGCTAGTTTATCCTGTGCCGTAGAAGAAAATGCGAGAATTGCGGCTGCTCCTGCTAAAAGTGCATCCATCTGTTCTTCTGTAAGATTAAATGGGTACTGCACAGGTTTTTGTTTCTTTGGTTTAGGTGTAACCACCTGCGATGTAGTGCCTGATGATTGAGATTGCGATTGTAAATTCATTCGCGGATCTTTTGACATGGGAGCCGAATCAAAAACTTCAGTATCATTCATAAGTTCAGAGAGAGGTGTGGAGTCCATTTCTATGTTATTTATATTTTTTTCTACACTGATTTTTTCAGGTTCAACCATGATGGCATTCGGTATCATTGTCATCATACTTGAGTCGCTATTGTCGGATAAATCCATTGTTTCCATTTTTTTCTATCATGTACTGAGAATTATCCTATTGTATTCCACCGCGTAATCGAAGTACCAGATGTATAGTAGACTCCTTTTGTATATTGTATTCACCTAATGTTCGCTCATCCTCTAATTGTTTTCCTGCGAAAATAAGACGCTGTTGATCTGGTGGAATACCTTCTTTGTCCTGTATTTTAGCTTTTATGTTTGATACCGTGTCACTCGATTCAACTTCTAGCGTTATAGTTTTACCAGTCAGTGTTTTTACAAATATTTGCATCTTTGTATATATTATATTTATTTCTTTATAGTACAATATACAAAAATGGAAATAAAACTTGGCAGTAACAAGGTCTTACTTTTGATTATTGGAGTTCTTGTAATTTATATGTTATTTTTCAATAACACCAGTGGATATAAGGATCAACCTTCAAATCGTATAGCATACGAAAAAGGTTTTGAAGATTTTAATGATAACAAAAGTATGGATACAACTCGGTTCAAATTCAAAAGAGAATTAGTGGATAGAAGAAGTAAAACTACGTATTTAAAACCTCAAAATGATGAGGCTAAAGCTTATAAACAAGGATATAAGGATGCAGCTAAATTAGCAAAAAAAAAGTTACAAGACACCTTATTCTAAACAAAAGTTTAATTCTTTTTCGTCACTTTTATAGATGAGGAGGGTACTTTATTGGTGGGGTCATGATCTGAATTATAATTTTTCTTGTGGTAGTTCCATATCTGGGGACTACCTATTCTAAAATTATCCCTTGGTTTCGCCTTGTACCAGAACACACAGTCTTGTATTTTGTTGCTTTTGGACGTGTTGTCAAGTACCAGACACTCGTAGTTTTCAGTGCAGGATGTCATCACCTGATTGAACATTTCGAATGTTGGAAATATTCCGAAGAAGGACTTGTACAGTTTCTCTCTGTTTTGTATAACGTTTTCACGTAGTATAAACACGTAGTCTACGTTAGCCCGGAGATCCGGTGATAAGTCCATACAGTACTGCATGGTCAACATGAAAAACAGTTTCCAGTGTCTCCCGTTCATGAAACATTGACGTATACACACGTCTTTCATAAACTTGCGATCGTACATACAATCATCCAAAAGGATAAAAGCACTGGAATTCGTTTTGCTGACACTGCTTACAATTTTCTTCTGACGATCAAGAACTCTCTCAATGGCTTCGCGATCATAATCTCCATAAATGAACAAGTCAGGTACAAACTTCTTGTAATGGTGATTTCCTTCTTCAGTAGCTGACATGACTATTCCTACTGGTATATGTCGCTTGGCGTAGAGTATATCCGTGACAAGTGTACTTTTACCCGTGCCACGCTTACCTATAAAGACACACACCTTATCATCGGGCATATTTTCTGGCTTAAACTTTTTGAGCTGTATATTCATACTATACTGTTATCGGAAATTAATGGAACAAGAATACATTCAATCGGCTATAAACATTCTGACTCCAGTGTTGGAGTCAGGTATGATATTCGCTGGTCAGTATGCCCAAAGTACAGGAAGAGATTATATAACCTCTCTCGACATGAAATATGGTATGAGATACGCTGCTCGTAACGTGACTGGAAAAGTAACTGGATCACTTTTGTCTTCGTCGGACGAAGAGGAAGATGATGAATGGGAAGAGGTGGACGAAGAGCTCGAACAGTTCAAGCGGTACGAAGGTGACGACGAGCTTATGAACAGTATCAACTTGGCCTACGATACCTGGGACGAGTGGATACCGGAGTCGCCTATTGAAAAGATATTAAAAAATGCAATAGATCATAATAATCATGAAGTATAAAAACCTCCCAGCGGAACCGGTTGGTTGGGAGCCTGAAACGACATGTAACGTCCAGTCGGACTATGAGGAAGATACAGACGAAGATGACCAGACTGAGAACGAGGGAGAAACTGAAATTGAAGTAAGTGATCAGGACAGTGAACGCTCTTTCCGTTGTTCTGCATTAACAAGGAAAAAGTTGGAAAAAAAATCCAGGAAAAGGGATGTGGTGGGTATAATACTCCAAGAAGACTTATTTTTTTTTCCTGAGGTATATTAAAAATAAATGGACACTGTAGCTGTTATTAAATCTCTTGAAACTCAAACGACTAGCTTTTCCACACTCGGTTTTACATTTGCCGCTGCATTCGCTTGGATGAACTTCATACAGTGGACCGTATCCCGTCTTCTCAAGGATAAACTCGGTGCACCAGGAGGATACTCTTTAGCTATCACCGCCCTTGTGACTTCTGTGTTAGCCGTCGTTATTACTATTATCATGCAATTTATTCAGCGTAACACTATTGATCGTATTATTTCGCGTACTGAACAAGAAAAATACCGATCACGATAAGTATACCAATCACGATATAAATAAAAAGCCTTGTTTGAAAGAATTTTCGTTTGGGTGGATCTAGAAATGGTATGTCAATAGGCGGAGGAAGCTCAGGATACAAACTCTCTTTATCACGAATTTTAAATTTATCAGTCACACAGGTGATTTTAAATTTCATGAAATGGTTTTGTCCTCGAAAATCGTACGGTACCAACTTGTTACAGTTGTTATAGTACCACCGAAAACGTAACTTTGTAGCCACTTTCACTGGTCCTCTATGAAAGTAAAATTCAACAGCGTCGTTCGCTCCCTTGAGTTCAATGAATGATTTAGTATCTGAAAAGGCTATGATACGACCCATGTAAAAAGGTTCAAGTACAGGTGGATAATCGATGTTGTAGGTATTCGAACCAAAACTGAACGTTGCTCCATCTACATAAAGAGCTTTTTCCAGATCGTCGTCATTGCAAGCTACACGTATTATAAGATTGGAAGGTCCAGTAAGATCGATCGCTCCCGATGTTATATTTGATGTAAAAGGTGTGTCGACAACTTGAAATCCAAGTACAGTAGCCGGTGTACCATACACACTTTTACTCGTGTAACCATTTGATCCACTATAAAATTTCATAGAAAAACTGTCGGAATTCGTATTTGAAAACGTAAGTGAATTTGTATTACTGGTATAATAGACAGCGTTTATATTCGAATTTGGGGGTTCTAATGAAGTCTGCAACATACTAGCAAGTGTCGTACCAGTATAGTTGCCTTCAGTTAATACGATCGTTTTATTATCAACATCAAACTGTTTATTACCAGCGTTTATCATGTACTGAAATGTAGGAATACGTGCTGATATGAGTTTGAGGTTTGTAATGTTATATATAGGGGTATTTAATGCTACCGTGTAATCGTTAGGATCAGGGAACTCTACACAGTCTCGTTCACTGCTGTCAACTTCAAGTATATGTTCCATTGTTATTAGTCAATTTAATTTGTTAATGGATTGGTCGCGAGAACTCTACGAGCGACGCTAAGAGCTTGTGAAGTAGCCCTGGGATTTTCTAAACCTTTCATAGTATTTATACCGTCTTGGTATAATGGTTTCACGTACTGCTGGTAGTCTCCACCGTCAGCTGGATTGACGCGACCTTTGGTATCCGTATTATCAATTCGGACCGCTGTCAAATTACCTGGATTATTGATTTTTACGTTCATACGTCCAGCGTTACCTGCTCTATCAGGATTACCTCTATTCACTGCCAACCGAAGTTCATTGGGGACTTCAGTGTAAGCACCGTGAAAACTAGAAATACCCGGTGCTGGTCCATGGGTACGTCCGTTGTAATTGTAAATGTCTCCTTTGTTCCTGGTGGGATCTTGGGACATTTGTAATGCACTTACTGTACTCTTTGCCGGTGCATACTGCAACCCGTCAAACCGTGTCGTATTTTCAGAACGAGCGGTTGGTCTTTTTGTTTTCTCATAACTTTCACGTTTAGTAGGAGCAGTGACCTCATGGGCACGACCTTGAACAGGTGGACGACGCTCAGGTAAAAAAGCCGTCTTAGGAGCAATTTTATGCTGAAGAAGAGCTGTTTCCTGTTGTCTTCCTCCTGTGACATCTCCGGCTGGACCTGACCGACCTGGTAATGTCGTTAATTTGTAAGCACCTACATTCGGAGGTTTTACCCTGAAGAGTTGTTGGTACCCACCATACGCTGGAACTTCTGGTCCGACGTTCAGACCAGGTCCTACCATCATTTTTTCTACTGGTCCGACGTTTTGCATATTTCCTGATCTGTAAGGATTAGACGTTTCGGCAAGGTACGAAGGAAGACCACCTGGGTACCTGTTAGGTGTTATATCAGCAAACGTATTACCTTCGGAGTAAATGTCACCTTTTGTTGCTTTTTTTTCACCTGTATACGTGTCAGTTATTCGACAGTATGATTGTTCACTGTTATCTTCTTTTATAGGATGTAATACGGAACCCTGTGGTGCAGAGGTATATTCTTCTTTTGACCGGCTCATACTTTTTCCCATATAAGCCATGGCCAAGATACCAGCAATTGAGATCAATTCAGCCATCTTTACAATTCCTAAATATTTTAATTACTTCGATAAGTACCTTTGTACGTACATCGCATTTTGATTATCTGATCGAGTACTACCTGGTACAATGACATGACTTTCAATAGCTGCGTCACATGGCATTTTGTTAAGAGGAAATACCTGTTGTTCATACGTATCTATGTAGACTTTTTTGAATTGTGATGTAGACTGAGGTCTTAGTATATCATCGAGTTCGACGAGACTGTTAGGAGCACCTTTACCTGCTCTATAAGGAGCAGTCCCGTATAGCATGGTATTAGGTCTACCAAAATAGTGCAGGCTGCTTGGTTGAGGTGGGACGACAAACGTATCTGTTGCTGGATTTGTAGGCAAAGAGGATTGTTCAATGTTTAAAAGTCCAGGCTGTAATTGGTAAGACATCTAGTATTATAACTATTTAATATATTAAATTATTAAGGATTGCGTATAGTTCCTGAAAGATCAAGACCAGCAAACGATTCGGGTTGAGCGCCTCTGGCGTTTGGATCGCACATCGATGGATCATTTCTACATAAAGGTCTATTTTTCTTACCGTAACACCATTCAGCAAAACCAGTCTGATCACCTGGGATCGTACTTACTGGTGCGGTAATAAACTGTCGAGCAGCTGCTCTGCGTTGATACTCTGGTAAAGCACTGCGCGATCGAGTATTACTTATTGGAAACGTGTTATCAACATATTTGTATACATCATCTTGGACATTTTCATATAAACACGCTCCTAGACGATTTGGTTGATCTTTGTAATCACTTAAAAGTACGTTTGCCATCGGATTGTTTTCAGATGGTCTCTGACATAATTGATCTTCACCTGAAAATTGTTCTTTTATAATTTTACCCTTGTACATAATAAAAAGTATACACAATGTAAATATAACTAATATAGGAATTCTATTATCTTTTTTGATGACGTATAACAATATTCCGCTATATATGACAAATCGTGATGTAGCATTCACTCGTTCTGAACTATTTTGATTTTTAGAAGGCCAGAACGAGAATAATTTATCTGATCTTATAAGATGTCGAGGATCATCGAACCAGATACGTTCACTCATTTAATTATATTACTATTGCGTTAGTTTTTTTTCACCCATCATACCACCCAGTGAGGATATAAGTCCAGACATACCGGACATGAGCATTTTTTCATCGAACGTACCGTCGCCGTTTTGCATGCTTATGGCACACTTATTCGCCACATCTTCTATAGCCGAAAGAGTTTCCTGAGGAATAGAAGTTATTGTGGTTCCAAGGAGATACAAGGTTTGAATGTACTGCCAAATAGCATTCTTCGTATTTTCTGACAAGTCATCACTCCAAAACTTGAGAAGATCTATACCCATAACTTTTTCCATTTCAAGAAAAAAATCTGTATTTTTCTGCATAATCTTATCGGCTGATTTCGATGCACCTTTCATGTACAAGTCAATACATTTACGGGGATTACTTTTGCGAAGCAGTTCGAAAGAAGTCGAGTACTTTTTCACACTGGGTTCTTCTGGAAAAGTACGCGAGAGTTCACTGAGAAATTGTTCCATCATGTCACACCAAGCTGTAATAGAAGACATTTATTATTATAAACTTGTATTCTTTAAGTTTAGAACGGTTCAGTTGAAATAGTTTCACGTGCGGCAGTTCCCATATGGACTATAAAGTAGACCAGGATGGCATTTAAAATAGCCGGTTTTATATACACACTGTTATCTTGGGGTGGTATACCATTCATAGCATCTTTTCCGTACATATATCCGTATGTTATGACAGCAGCAGCTAGAGAAGCGTATATTGGATTTCGAAGGTTGTCCATAGTATTATTACTCTATAATTGAGTTTTCTTTTTTTCATCTGGCGCAGCACCAAACAAAACACCTTCGTCTTCTTCATTCGGAGGTTCCGGTGCCTTGACTTGAATTTCTTTCGTTTGTTCCTCTTCGGGTTCCTGAGGTTCTTCTTCCTTTTCTTCCTCAACTTTGAAAGGTTCAGGTTCGATGATTTCCGGTTCAATTGGTTCGAGTGTTTCGATATCATCAACAGTACTGTCGGGCTGAGAAATGTAGGTTTTCAAAATTTCTTGTATAGGCACAAGTTCTTTGATTGTTTCATCGATACACTTCCTGAAACGTTCATACAACTTTTCGTCTCTTTCAAACTCATTGGACTCATCATTGAAAATGTGAGGTTCAATATATAAATTTTCGGCCGCTTTGAGATAACACGCGTGTAAAAACTCTTCAGTGGTAGGCAGCTTTATAGAAATCTTTTTGGTTTCGGTTTTTATACGAACCGATGATAAAATTTTGACGTGACTTATAAACACTGCTACTAATAAATCATTGAACCACGGGCATTTCTGAAGCAGCCTGGTGTTATGTTCAGCTATCATTGGATTACTCCAATGTTTGACTTCTCGCAGTAAGTTCTGAAACTTTTGTAAAGTTTTACCACGAGGTGGTTTGCGAGCTTCATTGTATATTTCCTGGAACACTTCAATCATAAGTGGACACATAATTGAATTGAGCTGTTCGGTGTATTCCTTCTTTGCTTCGACGAGTACGTTCAAATTCTCCATTTACATTTTTGTGATACTTTTTATGTTTTGGCTTTACGCAGTTTATTGGCCAACTTTTTGAGGTTCATAAGGTTGGGCAACGTCACATCTTCTTCCTGGGGAACGGCAACAGCTTGTTGATGAGATGTACCTTTCGGCTGTTTCCACGAAACGTATATTTCATTGGGTACCGATATGACAACGACACTGAACCCCCCGTGTTCAAGTTGACGCTTCGTGTACTTACTCGCTTTTACGATATCAAATGTGGGATACCCAAACAGGAATGTTGGTAATTTTAGAAACACCTGAGTTTCCCCAAGGGAAGCAGCTGATCGTATTTTACGACAACAATCGTCGTATATACGCGTATAAATTTCCTTTTTTATCTTGGACTTTTTTTCATCTAGTCGCTGAATTTCATGTACAGTCAACGCCATTAGAATACGTCTTTAATTTTAGAATCATAATATTTCTCAATATCTTCAAAATTACCCGGTTTCTCCTCGGCTACACCTTGATTAGAAGTATCATAAGATTGGGTGTAGGCTTTTATAACTTTACCATCAAGTACATCAATATCTACACCGAATACATATGGAAATCCCACATCTTTTACCAGACACATAAATCGAGCTTTGTATAGCACCGAGTCGCGTGGACCTGTAAATTTCTGGATTTTGTTTGTTTCTATGATGTGCACACAATGTCCTGTTTTTTCTTTTAGGTATGCATGAGACGCTGTAACTACAACGTCGATGTCGTCATTTGTAACTCCTGTTATTTTTTTATAGTTAGTCATAGGCACGTCAAAAGTTTTTTCATCGAGACCCTGTATATGATTGTTGTATCCTGACATATCAAAAAATCCTTCTTTTCGTTTGGTCAAAGTGTAGATTATAAACAACGCAATCAGACCGAATATAATTGTATCCTCTTTCATTTTATTACTATCTGCGTTTAAAAAAATATAAGAAATTTATTGTGAAAATATAGGAATGGCTGCTTTACTTATTTATAGTCCAAAATGTTCACACTGTAATGATCTTATTGAGTATCTACGAAACACTCCAAAATTACAATCGATTGTACAATTACACAACGTTCATGAAAGAGCTATCGCACCTGAATACAAAAACAAAATATCCAGGGTACCGACGTTACTCACGAAAAACAGTAAAATTTTAGTAGGGTCTGAAATAAAACAATGGCTGGAGTCGCTGTTACCTTCTGATATATCAAACTGTCCGATTGGATCATCCTGTAACATTACATATAATATAGACGGCGATGATGGAGGTGATGGATCGTTTTTCAATCTCGATAGTTATGGTCAGTCTCTACAGCCTGCGATGACTAAAGAATTGGAAGCGAAGATCAGTCGCAACGTTGGTGAAGCTTTTAACAATTATAAAGACTAGGGATACAATTAACAATAATGAAGTTTAAAACTGTTCAAGCTTCAGCCTTTAAGTCAGCCTTTGAAGTTCTGAAGGATATACTCAATGACATAAACGTGTATTTTGATGAGAAAGGGATACGTATCACAACACTTGATACAGCAAGGACTGCACTCGTTGATTTTTGTCTTATTTCTGATAATTTTGAAGAGTACTCATGCAAAGAACCAGTCGTGGCTGGTATAAACGTGACAAATACGTTCAAGTTACTCAAAGCTATTTCAAACAATGATATATTGTCGTTTGAAATTAATAACAAGGAAATTTTAGAAATTAAAATTGAAAATGGTAACAAAAAATCATGTACATCGTTTCAGTTGAAACTACTGGATATAAACGAAGATTTTATAGAAATTCCAAATGTTATTAATTCGGTGACAACTGTGATGCCATCGGTTGATTTTCAACGTATATGTCGAGACATGAACAATCTAGGACAAGAACTTCGTATTGTTCGATCAGGTGAAAAACTCAATATTCGGTGTGACGGTGACTTTGCAAATCAAGAAACGGTCATAGAATGCAGTGAGAATTATAAAGGAAATATAGAAGGTGTATACTCTCTCAAGTACCTCAATCTGTTTACCAAAGCAACAAGCATGTGTTCCACTGTTCGTATTGTACAGGAAGAACAGAACAGATTTCTTACACTGAAATACAACGTGGCTAATTTAGGAGAAATGAATTTTTATATGGCCACTAAGGCAACTGAATAATTTCATCTTTGTGAAATTTGAATACATTATTGAGTACGTTTACGAGTACTAACGTATTGAAATCATACGTATCAATTATATCGTACGGTGTTAACCTCTGGTTAAAAAAATTGTGAAAAGGTCCTGCAGTTTTTTTAATTTGATCGTTCACTGATATGACTGTACCGTCATCCTTTATAATTACGGCATTCACTATAGGCAATGTAAACTTCATTTCCTTTGATTGGTTAGGAGGCCATGTATGTGTCTGATCACGGGTCACAAACGTGTAGAGACGTCCCTGGTACCAGTATTTCACTCTGAACAGTGTATCATCTGGTACCCAACTCCCATTTTGATAGTACCAAGTGTAATCAACATAATGTGTAGATCCTTCTGGTGTCCAGTAATACTGTTCACGATCCCATATTCCAGGTCTTTTTTTGTAAGGTTTCTTTTTTTGAGTGTACACCAGTGTCACTTTCTCAATCGTATAATCTTTGGGTCTACAAAACCTTCTATACACATTTACAAGTGAAACCATTTTCATGAACACATATTTCAACATTGTAATGTAAAATAAATTTGTATCCTTAAGTAAAAGAATGGATTTTTTAGTTGGAATTTTATTATTTTTAACGGGTGCAGCAATTGGTATCGCCTTTATGATTTTTGCTCCTCTTAAAATACGGACAAAAATCACAGATACATTAAACCCAGATGCAAAAATTAAACCAGAAGAAAAACTAGTTAGTACAACGTCAAGTTCTTATTTTAGCAGTGGTTCCGGATCAAGTTCTTATTTTAGCAGTGGTTCCGGATCAAGTTCTTATTTTGACAGTGGTTCAGGATCAACATTTTTAAGAGGTTCAAGTACCAATCGTTGATCCAATTGGTATTTTCTTTCCGTAGAGTGAAGTATTTTCAGGAAGAGTTGGAGGTACAATTGGAGAATTGATATCTTTCACGTACCCCATAAACTGAGCAAAACCAGTTTTCATCTGTCGTACGGCCATATCAATTGATCGCTCGTTCATCATTTTGACTTGTGCATACATATTGTCATATGGATTAACAGCGTTCATGATGAACACGTACCTCATAATTGATACCACATCAGCGTGGTTTTGGTAGTCTACGGCTTTACCAGTCAAGTCCTTGAACTTTTGACGGATGCCACGATGAACTAGTTTCATATTGTAATCAGAAAAGTACAACGTGTTCAAAGGAGTGGCAGTTTGTTTTATACTGTTGAGAATATCAGGGGAAGCTTCCATGTTATAGTACAGCACGAAAAAAAAACTAGGTGATAGTAAATACAATATGGCTGATTTTGATGAAGTGTACTCTGTCCCGAGTGATTATGTTCCTGAACCGGCACTTCCCACTCCTGATACGTTTGTAGGTTCATACGTCCCCGTGACCCCAGCTGGTCAAGATGGTGATTTTTTAGTCAATACGTACTACCTTCGTCCTGATCGTAAAGCGGAACTTGGTGGACCTGTTCCTATTCGCGAGCCTCAGCTCCGATGCAACTAATTAAAAATTTAGTAAGCTACACTAGAAAGATGAGAGTTCTTAAACGTAATGGGGTTATGGCACCTATGAAATTCGACAATGTCACCGCTCGTATATCGAAACTTACCAAAGGATTATCACCTCAGGTAAGTGCCGACCGAGTAGCTCAAGTTATTTTTTCGTCCATGTACGACGGTATGCCCACCTCGGAAATCGACAGTTTGTCCGCCGAGACCGCAGTTGCGATGATTACTGATCATCCTGACTACGAAAAGCTGGCGACGCGTATCGTGGCTAGTAATATTCAAAAGAGTATTCCGGTAACGTTCTCGGAAGCTATGAAAGCCCTCTGGGAAAAAGGTATTTTGGCCGATAATGTGTACAATTTTATCGAGACTGAGAAAGATCAGTTGAACAAAGCGATCAACCACGATCTTGATACGACCTTGGGGTATTTTGGTATCAAGACGCTCGAAAAAAGTTACTTGAACACCGGTATTGAAAGCCCACAGTATATGTTCATGCGTGTGTCAGTCGGTATACACTGTGACGATCTACCCAGTGCACTTGAAACGTACAGGCATATGGCTGCCGGTAAGTTTATTCATGCAACTCCGACCTTGTTCAATGCCGGTACGAAAAAACCCCAATTGAGTAGTTGTTTCCTTGTAGCCACAAAGGATGATAGTATTGACGGGATATATGATACTCTCAAAGAGTGTGCCCAGATCAGTAAATGGGCTGGAGGGATTGGTCTGCACGTTCATAACGTCCGAGCCAACAATTCGACGATCAGAGGAACCAACGGCGTATCCGACGGTATCATACCCATGTTGCGGGTGTTCAACTCTACAGCGCGGTACGTCAATCAGGCCGGGAAACGTAAAGGGTCGATTGCGGTGTACCTGGAACCCTGGCACGCCGATATCATGGATTTTCTCGATCTCCGTTTGAACCAGGGTGATGAGGAGGCACGGACCAGGGACCTGTTCACCGCCTTATGGATCCCGGACCTGTTCATGAAACGGGTCGAGGAAGATGGGAACTGGTCACTGTTCTGCCCCGACAAAGCCCCGGGTCTGTATGAGGTCTATGGAGACAAGTTCGAGGAGTTGTACACCATGTACGAAAAGGAGGGTCGAGCAACGAAAGTTGTCCCCGCTTCCCAGGTCTGGCGATCGATCGTGCGATCCCAAGCCGAGACGGGTACGCCCTACATGCTCTACAAGGACGCCTGCAACACGAAATCCAACCAGAAGAACCTGGGTATTATCAAATCGTCGAACCTGTGCACGGAAATACTCGAGTACAGTGACAAGGACGAGACGGCCGTATGCAACCTCGGATCAGTGGCCCTTCCCAAGTTTGTGGACAAGAATGGAGTGTTCGATTATCAGGAACTGCACAAGGTTACCAAGATACTGACCCGAAACTTGAACAAGGTGATCGATATCAACTTTTACCCGATCGAGGAGGCCCGGAGGTCCAATATGCGACATAGACCGATCGGTATAGGTGTCCAGGGTCTGG